AAATAAAACGTATGACAAGCATGTTTTCCGTCATGCTGTGGAGATGGCCCTGGATTATAACCGAATGACTTACTGTGCAGATAAGCCTTTCAAGTTTTTAACGGAATTTGAAGCACTAAATGGAAGAACAGAACCTTTCCTATCTAACGTTGATATTTCGACTAGTGCAGGACCGTATGCTAAATATTTTCATAATATATATACAAAACGTGAAATATTAGATACAGAATTAGCTGATGGAAAACCAATTTACAGATTTTCGCAAAACAGAGCAGGTCAGTGCATTAGGAATCATCTAAAAACACAAAAGAATTTATTAGCCACTTATGGTATTCCCCCTTGTTTAATTTCTCAGGATAATGCCAAAGTTGAAAATATTGAAAAAGAAAAAGCACAGAAAGGAAAGGTACGGTTATTTAATAATGTTGATCCAGCTGTTAATGCTATTTTAAAAATTATGTTTGGGGATTGGTTTTCGAGGGCTATGGCTAAGTCTAGCGACGGTTATTACGCCATAGGTCAAAATCCATATACAACATCGACTGAAATATGGCACAGATTCAGTACCAAGCAAGGGAAAATTCTAAACACAGATTTCAAAGCTTTTGATAAATTACTTATAACCGAGCTTATTGAAGCATTCTGTTATATAGGAGGTTCATTGACAAAAAATGAAAAGAACCCTCATTCAGAATTAATGTATGAAGCCATTTCTCTAACTCTTATTCACGCCGTACATATTCTTAATGGTAGTGTTTATGTTGTGAATAACGGAAACGAAAGTGGGACCTTTGTTACAACCTTATTAAATTGTGTTAGCGTTCATATTATATTCAATTATTCTTTTATTGTTTGTTGGAACAAAGTGCCGGAATATATACATATTAAACCCATGCTGAAGGACATTATGAGCAGAAGTGAACTGGCTATTTTGGGTGACGACAAAACTCAAGTAGTTAGCAAGGACATACCCATGGAAGAGGAAGATTTAATTAACATAGCAGCATCACTAGGTATGGAATGTACCAAGGCAAAAGGTGGTCTTGATGATGGAAAACAGATAAATTTCTGTTCGCGTGTGCTCGTTTGGGATGAAGTTGAACAAATTGTGTACCCTAGATTGAAAAAGTCGAGTATAATAGGTCTACTTTATTGGTTCGCTAGTTTAGATAGAAATCAAGTCCGAGACAATTTAATGATTGCACTATTTGAAGCTTCACTACATGAGCGTGAATTTTATGATTCTGTTTTGCGTGATGCCATGCTCGTTAGTTTAGAATTCGGAATCGACATTAGGACTGTGGCTTTCACCAATTATAACCAGTCGAGAAAGCGTTTAAAATCAATGCTTATGAATGATTTTGAATACCAACAAATTTCGGCGTTGGCGGACCGTAAAACGAAAGAAAGTGATTATAGCGATTTAATTCGGATTCTAAAAACCGCACAATTACTTGAAAGCGATATACAAAAAGCGAAACTATCTGATATAACAAATTTTTCAGTTGTAAAAGATAGAGCTCTTGCTATACAAAAATACACAACAACATCTGCCACTCCCATTACAGGAAGCTTGGTACATGAGAGTGAAATGGCACCGATTACTACTAATAGCAATCCTATTAGTGCTTGTCTTGAGCTTATTAGTAAACTTAAGACCGCGGGCCCAATTGAACACTTCGAAAGAACAGGACCCCCCCATAGTCCAACTTATTCCTGTACAGTCACATACGCGGGAAGAGACTTTGGTGGTGAAGGTCCATCCAAAATTAGTTCTAAAACACAGGCTTACGGAGCCCTCCGACAATATTTAGAAGATCATATAGTGTGTAATGCCGCGTGTGAAGATCAACGGGAGGAGGCCTTTCAGAAAATTCGGAAAGTTGCGATTACGGCATTCTCGTTTTACATCGAGGACCATATCAATGCAGCAATCCGCAATGCGGATGGTAAGAAGTATATTATCATTATCGGTAAGCGACTTGCTGGTGATACTGTGGAGCAAGTTGACGGATTTTATAAATTCCACCGCAATGGGAATTGTTATTTTCTGTCTTCAATTATTGAAAAGCTCGGGCGGAAGACAGCGGCGCAATGTTACAGCTACTACCCTGGTGTAAGTTTTGACTCAAGCACAAATGAAGTTACGTTAGATGTACACGCAAGTACATCCAATTATTCTCTACGTGAGGATTTTGAGAAAGATTATACAGATGACGACCATCTTATTATCGCTAACAGTGCTGAGGATAAACCTACATTGGGTGTTATGGCAAACGATGATCCGGTGACCATGCCAGTAACCTCTGTGATGGATTCCGATAAGGCTTTATATCAGCCTATCATTATGAACAGATCGGCCCCTAACAACTCGTGGCTTAGAGCTGGTGGTATAACATTCAATATATACGATTTAGTTTACAATCAATTTGTTGGTTGTAACAAACAAATAACAGTTGGTGATGGAACTGCAGCTGGGACTATTTTGGCTCAGATACCATATGATCCTGTTGATAACCCTTTTGCTAATGGTTATATCCAAAATTTGGTTTTGTTGCATGGTAGGATGACGGGAGATTGGATGATAAAAATAACTTGTCCCGGTAATCCTGGTATGCA